CATAGTCTCAGCCTTATACGCTACAGAGTCAGCTGTAGAGTCATGGTTCATGATGAGGCGCGAATATGTAATGTCCAAGTCAGCCAGCTGCTTCTCGGTAGCGTCACGGTCAGAGTCAGGTCGGCCAGTAACAAGCACAAGCTCACCCTCAAGGCCCTGGATAAACTCCCACGTTGCGTCAATACGGTAAGGCTCAGCACCATAGCCGATAAGTGTTTCGTCAATGTCGCTAACAATAATGGCAGGGCCGTCAGCCTTACGTTCTTCCCACTTGCTGCCAGGCTCAATATCTTCAGCAACCGAGATAGCAACCATTTGGTCAATAGCGTCAGCTTCAGTCTCGTGGCAAGCTATAACTTCGCCATCCTCTTTGACTACAGCCCACGCAGGACAGTCAGTCTGGTCTGAAATAAAGTAAGGCATTACGCTGCTCCATTCACCCAGAGGCCAGTTGAAGCTTGGTACTTCAATACCTGTCCGTCCTGTGGGTTAGTAATTTTGACATTGTGAAGTTCTTCCAACTCCCAGCCATTAGCAATGCTAACGAATAAAACACCATTATTTGTGGACTTACGCAAGCAATAGCCGATAAGCACTGCATGGAATGGTGCGCTAGGTTTAGTTGCTGTTAGGTCACCAGAGCCAACAGTGGACAGCCAAACAGCTTGCCCTTCAACAAGATGGTCAGTATTGAGGCCGCGTACTAGACCAAAAGTTGTGGCATAGCCTTTAGCTCCGCCAGTTGCACTTTCAGTCATTACTGCAAGTGTGCGTGTAGATGTTGTTTCACTATTTGCTGCCGCATAAGCAACAAGCAAGTTAGTGCCATCAGAGCTAACTGGGTAAACTACTTTGCCTTCAGTAAGCCCATTGTTTGTGCTGGACTTGCAAAGTATGACCTGCTCCATACCAATTTGCTGTGTGACATTGCCACCCTTCATTAGGAATTCGAGCGTGCCATCAGTCTCGTTCCACATGAGGCGGCCAACACCAGGTGTGCTTATAGCAGCAGTATTAAACTGTATCCAGGCAGGCGTTGAAATGTTGTCCACATTTTGTAAGCTGCTAACAATAGTGGCCTGGTTCTCATTCAGCGTTGCAGTTGCTGCACCACTGGCCAAAATAGTCGCAGTGTTTGGGACAGTAACTTGAACTACTGCTGTAGACATTGTGACTGTTATGCTCACCGCGTTACCTCTGGGTCAATAATAAAGTTGCCCTCGACCAGACGGGTCACAGCTGAGCCGCCAGAAATAAGTTCTAGGTCGTACACATACTGGCCAGATGGTGTAGCGTCTAGGCCAGCTGTTGTTGTAGCTGAGGCTTCAATAAAGATTGTCCCAGCAGTGCCGCCAAGCGTAATGCCTGAGCCGCTAGTTAGAGACAAAATAGTTGCCGTGGAGTCGTAGGTCTCACGTACTTGCATACGTGCAGAATATGCAGTCAAGTTTACTGGAACATTGTTCAGCTTCCAGGTAAGTGTGTAGTCAAATGACGCGCCTTGCCAGCAGGTCATGTTGAGTGTCGCTGGTGCTTGCATTAGTTGACTCCATAAACTGTGTCGGGTGCTGCTGGGTCAATTTGTGCAACTGATTGCAGCTGTGTAGACGGTACGCCAGTGTGCGTGATGGGGCTAAGGCCCATAGCTGACAGAACCTCGGCAGGAGCGAAGCCAATAGCGACAAGCTGCTGTGCCATTTTGACACGTTCACTTTCAGCGCTTAGGTTAGCTGCGTCAATGTTGACGTTAGCCAGTGGCACACGAACAGTGTCTGCTGCTGGGTCCTCAACAGGTCGCAAATCCTCAAGACGGCGAACGTCGTTGATGGTTAGCCAGCCAGACTGTAAGCCACTGGAGTAAGCGCTTGTGCGTGCAGCAATGTCTGCACGTAGCAGGCCGTCAAGGTTGAACTTGAGGAATGCTTGCTCCCCGCCAGGGTAGCGGCTAAGCAGTGGCGACATTGCGCCTTCAATTTTTTGGATAATTGGTCGGAGGCCGTGGGTCACCCATGCGAGGTTAGTTTGCTCGACTGATGCGTAAGAGTTTGTGCCTGGAAGTGCGAGCAGGTGTGGTGGCACATTGAATGCGCGGGCAATGTCGCGCACTGACTCGTTACGTGACTCTACGAGGGTGGACTTTTCTGGGTCAATCTGTGTTTGCTTCCAGGTAGCTCCACCACTGAGAACGCCTGTCTTGTGACCACGTCGCCACCCCTGGTGTGCCTTGTCGAAGCCATTGCGAAGTTGCTCTGACTGCTCCTGTGTGAGGCTGCCTGGGAATTCAATAACGCCAGACAGGTTAGTGCCCTGGCCAAAGAATGTTGATGCAAAGCGTTCCAGCGCAAGGGCTAGACCAAAGTTTTCCTTTAGTGCTTCAACACGCGACACGCCGCGTACCTCACCTGGGCGAATTACGTCAGGGATGAACACAACTTCATCAGCATTGAGGGGAACTTTTTCGCCTTCGACTTTGAACTGCAAGCGGCCAAGGCCATTGCGCTTGATGGTTACAGTCTTAGGGTTCAGCACGACCATGTTGACAATCTCGCCACGGTCATTTGAGAACAAGCGGATAAAGGCGTTGCCGTCAAGTAGTAGTGAAGTAATTACGCCAGAGTAAAAAGCTTCTTTAGGCAGGTCAACATCTGGCTGTTGTACCCATGCTGGTGCTGGCCGGTAAGGGTAACGTGCGCCATCGCTTCGAATAAAAGCATCTAGTGGCAGTGTCGAGATGGTGTCGGAGATTAGCGAGACCGCCGAGAACACAGCATTCACCTGGAAGATGTTTTCGCTTGTTATATTAGTGCCCGACAATGTGCCAAACTCAACACTGTCACCAGATGCAAAGACCGTCTGGTAGGAGGTGGCACGCGATTCGAATAAACGTTCGAACATTACTTAGTCACCGCCAAACCGATAAGAATTAGAAAAGCGCCGCCAACAAGTAGACCTGCTGCTGGGAGAATTAGTGCAGCACCGGCAGTGATAGCCACTGCTCCTGCTAGCTGTAAAACTGTGGACATTATCAGCCTTAGAAAAAGAATTGAGGAACGACTTCCTCTATCCTACCAATAGTTGCTCTATCTACGGCCAAAACAGCTGCAACAGCTGCGTCAATCTTGCGTGGCGAGTTGCGGTGCTCCTTCTTGATATGTGGCCCAGCAGGTGTGTCTTTGACCACAGTGTTGTCCAAGTGGCGTGCCAATATGGGGTCGCCATTATGTATAAGCCGCTTTTCCAAGACTGCGTCATAGAACTTTGCACAAGCTTTTATCATGCGGCCTGGGGACTGTGGGTATTCAACTACTGGCAGGCCAGCATCCTCAAGCACCTGCATAGAGCGTTGCCAGCGTGACGGGTCGCAAGCAATCTCGCGCACGTTAGAGTGCGTCTGGCAAAAGTCAATGATGGTGTTCTCAACCTCGATTGTGTCCACGCGCCAGTCATCGCTGTCGGTAGCCAAGTCTTTTTCCCAGGCTTTGACCAGGAATACTTTGACTGGTTCATCTGCTTTAGGTATTACTGCGCCAACAATGACCGAGGCGTCGCCACTGTAAGAACCGTCAAAGCCAAGCACGATTTCATCATCGTCGGCTACTTCAAACTCGTGCAGCTGTTCATCCCATGCGCCAGCTGGTAGCCAGGAGAATGTGCTACTGACCCACTGGTTACAGCGCTTAGTTCTGAACTCTGACTCTGGTGTACGTCGTACTGCGCTCTCAAAGTCTGCTGGGTCGCTAAGGTCACCAAAGCCAGGGTTAGCTTCTGCCCAGGTCTTAGGGTCTCTATGGTCGCCCTCTGACTCCCACCAGGCCATAAAAAATGTGGGGTCATCTATTTCGCCACGTGCAACTTTTTGCCCATACTGGTACAAGTTGTAAGCAATGCTGTCGCGGCCTGTAGTGTCAGCCTTGACGCCCGCTGTAGTAATCGCGACTAAGGTGGCCAGGTTCCCTCTAGCTCCCATAGCGAGCGACATGACGTCAAATAGCTCACGGGTAGGCTGTGCGTGCAGCTCGTCAAACAAAACAAAGTGCGGGTTCAGACCTTCTTTTGAATATGCTTCCGCGCTTAGTACGCGATACACAGAGCCGAGTGCTGGCAGCTCCACTGCGTCGCGGTAAAGCTTTGTTATGCCGCTAAGTTCAGGACTGGCCTCAATCATGCGCTTAGCGTCAGCAAACACAATGCGAGCCTGCTCCTTTTCAGCAGCTACAGAATAAACTTCGCCACCACGAGGGCCAAGGATAAGACTGTACAAAGCAAGCACGCTACCCAGGGCAGACTTACCAGACTTACGTGGCATCCCAACTAGGTTGATGCGGTGACGTAGGCCGCCATTCTCGTGCGCAAAAATGTTGCCAATGAGTTGCTGCTGCCAGGGCCGTAAGTCCAATGGCGTGCCAGCTTTTCCAGCAACACTGTCCTTAGTGATGATGCCAAAGGCTTCCGCAAACTCAACAACAACGTCACCCTCGCCAGCTGCAATAGCTGCGTCAGGTACTTTAGTTAGCCACTTTGGCGGCCAGGGTTCAACGTGCTGCACGCTTAGCCATCAACTCTTCAAGCTTGGACTGTGCCTTGACTTCGGCCACGCCTAGACGCGAACGGTCATCAGGGGTAAAGCCGAGCAGTGAGAGGTTGCCAATAATAAGCCTGTCCAAGTCGCGCAAGCCGCGCCTCATGCGAGCGTCGTCAGACTGCATAACTTTGACGCGCAAGTTCCACCGCTCGTCAATAAGTTCGCAAGTCATAAGCAATAGCTCCATGTCAGTGTTAGGGCTAATCCAGTTGATGCCCTGCTGCCATACTTTGTCCCACAACTCACGGCCATATTTCAGCAGCGGCCTCGTGGGTTCAGGTATGCCATCAGCAGCAGCTAGCAGCTGCACTTCTTCCAGCTTTGGCAAGGGCCTGTGGCCTGGGTTGCCCAGTGCCCGCTTCTGTTCAATAGGCTTTGGCGGCCTTCCCATCTGGGCCATTATTTTGCCTCAGGCTGGAGCCGTGGAGTCGGAATTGCACCGCTCTCTTCTGACCGGAAGTCAGACGCATCGCTATCAATGCTTCCAGGGCGTGAGCCTTTGTACATACTAGCACCACGTTCAGCAATAGCGCTAAAAGGCATAATGGGTGGAACAAGTCGGGCCTTAGCCTCAGGGTTGATGAAGTAAATGTAGCGCAACTGGTAGCCCTCAATCGGAGTCCAGTTTTTGAACTCCTGCTTCATGTTGCGGTGGTATGCCGTCATCATGTGCAGCGCTTCGCCAGTCTCAGGGTTGAAGCGCAAGCCCTGGTTCACTTTTATGTCCGTCAAGTAAAAGCCAGACGCACGATAAATTGTGCCATCGCCGCACTGTGTGCCGTCAGCAAAACTAATAACCCACTCCACAGTCGGCGCATACTTTTTGAGCATACGCATAGCAATAGCAATAGCTCGGCTCTCACTGTTACGTGGCAGCACGTCACTAAAGGCCATACGGTTCAACTCAATAAAGCCATTCCAGGCCGTGTCTTTGACTAAGCCAATGGTCTGCTTTTTAGCCAGCGAGGGGCCAAACTGCATAACGCCTTCCAGGTTGCCTAGGTAATAGACGCCCAAATGCAGCTGGCTGTTAGGCACGACCTTGCCAGAGTAATGCGTCTTGCGCACAAAGTCGTTAGCAACAGTTGCACTAATTGGCTTTACAACAATGTCCTTAGCTCCCATATTGCTCACCCAGCCACAACTCGACAATGCGCGTAATCGCGTTGCCATTCTTATTAGGGTTGCCAGTGTCACCAAAGTCACCCATAGCCAAGCTTGCCTCTAATGCTTCGCGCACAGTGTCAGCCTGGGCATTATGCAGCGTAAAAGTAATCTGCTCAAACTCGCCTTTTTCCTTACCTAAGTCACCAAAGGCGTCAAGCAATTCATCTTCGCTCGCAACCTCTTCAGCAGTAAAGCCAAAAGCTTCAACCTCAAAGCCGCTAGCCTGCAACTCCTTTAGCTGCGCAGTCACCACCTCAGCGTCCCACTCGGCAAGCTCAGCAGTGCGATTGTCAGCCAGGGCAAAAGCCTTTACCTGGTCATCAGACCAGTCACTAGGTATACGCACAACAGCCACCTCAGTCCAGCCCAGCGTCTTAGCAGCAGTCAGTGTGCCATTGCCCGCCACCACAACATTGTCCTGCGTAACAACAATGGGCTTACGCTGGCCAAACTGTTTGAGGCTGCCACTAATTGCAGCCAAGTTTGCAGCATCATGCTTGCGTGCATTAGCAGGGTCAAGCTTTAGTAGGCCGACCGCAACGGCCTCAATTTTTAGCGGCGTAGGTTTAGTTTCCATAAAAACTAGCGT